CTTCCGTGAGCAAGCCCTGCAACGCCTCATTCAACTTCTCCACGCCTTCGACTTGGCTGAGCGTCACAATCTCACCCGCCGATAAGACCGGACCACATCATCAACATCCTTTGGGATTCCCTCAAGAAAGGTCGTGATGGATTCCGATTGACCGCCGATGCTGGAAGAGAGAACATCGTAATCGCGGTTCTCGTATTTCTTATGAGCAATCGCCACGAGTTTTCCAATGGCCTCCTCCACTTCCATTGGCACTGTCCACGCTGAATCTGCGATATACGCCTTGCTGGTCGTGCCGTCATTATCCCATCCACTGGTGTTGTAGCCGGCCGAATAGATGATCTTGACGGCCCGCCGCTGAGCCGTAAAAACCCCGTCGTATTCAATTCTCCCTTCATCCGCGAACAGCACGATGTCAGAACTGTCAATAAGGTCAGTGGAGGCAAAATTGAAGGAGGCGCCTTTGTCATAGACTTCAAGCGGGGTGCCGGGCGTTCCATTCACCACAGGCGCTTCATTCGTGATCATGTAAGAGCGTCCATTGCCGTCTCTGATTTCCGTGAGGTCTTTCAGCATCCATGTTCGGTTCGTCAGGGATTCCCACTGTTTTGATACAGAAACGCAGAGCCGCTTGACGAGCGCATCATCATCCGCCATGGCGGTATCCTTGAGCGCGTATCCCCGCGCCACATTCATGCGAATCAGAGAGCCGAAGCCGGTGTTAGCCGCCACTCTTCACCACCACAGAGGCCGCGAACTTCGGCCTCAGAGGATATTCTGAAATCACGGCGGGCACGGCTTTCCCGGAGGCCAGCAATAATTCAGCGGCGTCCTGTGAAACCATGATAATCTCGTTCGGCACCCGCCGGACCCCGTCGAAATCAAAATACTGAATGACTCGAAACGGCCTCTGCTCCTCGGTTTCGTTTGCCAAGCCGCACCTCCTCAATTATTTCCCTTGCTCTGTCCATTGCCGCCATTTCTCCGCTCATAAAGGGGAATGCCTGACACGCCGGATAAGTGCGAATCCTCGTGTGCGGCTTCACCCAATCGGTAAAAAAGGCGATGGTCTGAATATCCCAGCAGGCCGCGATGTGAACCGTCGCCGTGTCCGGCGCAATCACCAAGTCCATCGCCCGGATGAGTGATATAAATTTCTTCGTCTGCGGCGTCTGGCCTACCCAATTCGTCAGGTTCGGCCCGTATTCAATGCTCCTATACTCTGTGTCAATTGTGCCGACATGGTGGAGATGAACGCCTGGAATCTGGAGTAATTGATGGCTCATCCAATCGAACTGCGAGATATGCATCGTGCGTTTTGGATCGCGGCTACCGCTCTGGATGCTGATGTTGATTTCATTCGGGTTGACCTGCGCTCGCCCCCATGCCTCATCTTTCGGGTCCAGATAAATCTCCGGCTTCTTTTCCCATTCTTGGGCGTCCTCAATGCCAGCGGCACGAAAAGCGATGTCGTAGCAGTTATCGTGGCGTTCGAGTGCCGGATTCGTGATCACGACATCAATATAAACGAAGTAGTCCACCGCGCCGGACTCACCAATAAGCCCGGAGCATGGCCGGATGTCAATCCTATCGGGATCGGTATGCAGCGTGTCCACATTCGGATTGTTCCTGAACACGACAAAGGACTGATGCCTCGGATTCACGCTCACGGTGATTTTACAAAGCGGGCTTCTCCGCTTGATGGCCGAGAGCAATGGCGTGACATAGAGGAAATCTCCGATGCCTGGCCCATTCGCCATGACCAGCACATGCAGGAAATTCTCATACGGCACGCGGCCCCTGTTGAAGATCATGCGCTCGGTCACATCTTCCACCGCATGGCTGTCATTAAATTTCTCGAAGGTGCGGTCATCCATTGTGATAATCGCGCCCATCGGATAACGACTCGCATCGAAGCAGAGAGGCCGAAGCGCTTTGGCGATTTTCATTTCATCCTGATAAGAAGGGCGGGGGAGCCGCCCGCTTCACGATCCGCACTCCCCCGCGCCATCATTGTCACTTCACCGCGTTCAGCACGCCCCAATTTGTCGGCGTGATGAGTTTCCCGTCGTTCCACTTCCACGAGGTCACTGTCACCGCGTGGCTGAGGAACTTGTGATGAATGCTGGCCTCCGATGTCGGGGCGCTCCCGGCCAATTCAAAGTAGTACCACAATGCCGGGTCGCCGTAGAAAATCTCCGAGGTGTTCGAGGAGCCGCCGAGCGTCGAGGAGATGTTGGAGTTCGTGTACACCGGGTAGCCGTGCATGGTCGCCGGCAATCCCTGGCGCGCATCCTCGTAGATCGGCTGGCCGGTCGTGGCCGCCTTCGTCTTTCGTACAATCCCGCGCGTCTTTTGATTCATCAGGAAGATGGCCCCACCCTTATACTCATCCTTCACTGCCTCTTCGAGCGAGATCAGGTCCACCCAATCGAACGAGGCGCCGGCCATCGAAACATCCGCAATCGCGGTGTCGTTGTGCAGGCCCAGCGGCTGAGAACTTCCGGTGCCGTTGATGAATTCGGCCATATCTTTCAGCACAAGGCCGCGCATCTGCGTCTCTGCGACATAGGCCCCAATCTCAGGCATGACAGCCGCATAGAGAATCTCGCGGGAGTACACCATGAAGGTATCCAGCCGCGTGATCGTCCACGAAACATTGTCTGTCTGCAGATTGCTCTCTGTCGCGTCGGATGTTTCTGCTGTGCGCGTTCCGGTCGGGAGTGATTTCTCGGTCGGCAGCGTGCCGCTCATCGAGGTCACCGGGATTCTTGTCGTGCGCGCGAGGTAGGGGGCCGCCTGATCGCGTAGTCGGATATAGATCGGGAGCAGGAGCGTCGGTACGAGTTCCGCGCCGGTATTGGAGCCGCCAGTGGTAAGCGTGGTTTTCAATCGCGCCCACCGTTCCGCCTCGCCTTTTAGCGGTTCGTATTTCCCGATGAGATCGCGCAGTTCGTTCCGGCCCGCGCCATCGGCCTGCTTGCAGAGGAAGTCCTGGTAGTAGAGCAGATACGCCTCATTCGCGTTCTGCTCCTTCCGGTTGTTGCCCTCTGTGATAAACGCCTGAGCGAAGGCCGCGCCCTGTCGGATGGCGTCGCCTTTGGAAATGAACGCGCCCAATTCCTCCTGCGCGATCTTCCGCCCGCGCTCCTCAATGATGTTGCCGAGGCGTTCCTCGGTCAGTGCTTCTGTTTCATTGTCTGCCATTACGATTCCTCCTTTGGTTTGCCGAGCAATTCCTCTTCCACCACGCGGCGGAACCCGGCCCGAAGTTTGGAATCTACCAACTTCGTCAGGGCTTCCTCGCTGATTTGAAGTCCTCTCGGCTGTGGTTTCGATTTCTTGATAATGAGAAGTTTCGGCTTCGGCGCTTGGTTTGCCTTTGGCTCAGGCGGCGATTCGGCAGGCGGGTCCGCCTTCACAGATTCAGGAGCAGCCGATTTCGCGCCCTTCGATTTCAGGAGTTCACACGCGCGCCCGTAGCACGCGCTCACCACCTCGGATTTCACCCGGCCTTCCCGCAGCACGCGCTCCAATCCATTCAGAATCGAGTCGCCCTCCGGTATCATCGTGGCGTCAGGATTCGCCGGGATGCTGACCATTGAGTATTCCAATAGTTGCTGTTTCAGATATTCACGATACAGGCCGTGGTTCTTGCTCGCGTCAAAGTCCTTCCACTCGTCAGGCAGGAATCCGACGCTGACGGCCGGCATGAATCCGGTGCGCCCCAATTCGTAAATCGTGCGGCCATCCGGCGTGTCGGCGTAGAGAGTCTTTGCAATGACGGCCTTTCCGCCCTCGACATCCTGCGGCTTGAGCCACACATTCTTTCCGATGGGCGGACGATACCAGTCATGCGCATAGAGAACAACAGGATTGCGCCGGTAGTTGTCGAAATTCCAGCCATCGGCGCGAATGCGCTCCCCATCTCGGTCAAGACGATCCGTTGTGATGATATGCTTGAGCGTGCGCGGCTCATCGGGAGCAATGACGCCCTCTGAGGTGGCGAATTTGTAAACGACGGTTTCAGTCTCCGGCGGCGTGAATCCGGCGGCCTCCATCGCCTTCCTGAGCGTCGGGTCGAGATTGAAAATCTTGGTGGCTATGCCATCAGAAGGATTGAGCGCCACCGTCTCTGTATCGGGCGCCTTTTCATGCTCGGCTTCGATGACCGCTGACGATTGCTCGTTCTCGCTCATTACTCTTCCACCTCCACGAAATAGGAGCACCTGCAGTTGATTACTTCGCCTGCGCTTGCGTTCGGGTCCAGCGGGTAATCCATCTGCTCGCCGCCGACATCAAACCGTTCATCCAAAGGAATCCCATTTGCATAGTAGCGGTCATGCGCGGCTTTATGAGTTTCCCGCGTCGCATCGTCATAGGCAGAGACCCAATGCTTCGTCATTTTGGCATCGGTGAATTCGGCCTGCACTTGGTCATAACCTTCCCGCGCGCCTGCGTTCCAACTCGCACCGGTCTCTGTCCTTGCGATCCTCTGAGCGCGGTAATTCTCCATGTCGTCGAATAGGAGGCGAACTCGATCCTGCAGGTCAATCATATTCTCATTCGCTTCAATGCCCTCGCGCAAAGTTTGTCTGACAAGATCGGAAGTCTCGCTCGTCATCTCAGCGAATATGCGCCGGCGGGCGATGAGATATTCCTGAATCGCATGAGTATCGGGATTGAATTGGAGGCCGCTTGAAACGCTCGATACTGCGCGCTCACCGCCGCTCTCATGGCTTCGCTTGATGACTGGATTCACGCTCTCGGATAATTTGGCCTCGGCATCCTGCTCATCGAATAGCCAACCGTCAATGTCGTGGGGCGCGGCCTTTTCGCTTGCTCCCATGTTCTGTAGGACCTCATCGCGCTCGCGTTTCAATTCGGAGCGGATGGCCGCTCGCATGTCACGCTCGATCCGCTGTTGATATGACATGATGCGCCGCCATTCACGCGGGCCGGTTTTGATGTTGATGAATGGCATGGATTTGTCTTTGGTGAGCGAGAGCGCGACTGGAGGAATTTTCGGCGCGCTGATCACTGGCTCGCCTCCTCCTCCGTCCGGGCGCGGCGGCATTCCCAATTTGGCGCGCTCCTCGTCCGGCACGGTGAGCGCCATCCGTATGTTCGCCTCTCGCTCTTTCAATTCAAACTCCTTGTCATTCGGGACCACGGAATCAAACTCGAATTGAAGCCCGGTCGCCATCGGCCAGAACGGGAGGAAATAGCGGTTGAGCGTTTCTTCGATGTCGGCGAGATGCGGCGCGAGCGTGTATTTGGCGAGTTCGTATTCCATCGCCTCGGTTGTTGCCCGCGATGCGTTCTCGCTTGCCAGGAAGCCATCTGGCAAATGAAAGTCGTGCCAGATTTCATCCCGGATGAACTTACGGCTCTCGACATAATCCATATCCTTCGCGGTCATGGCGATCTGTTGGAATTTGGCATCGTCACCGAGAATGGCGATTCGGAATCGGCGAGCGCCGGCGTGCTTGTCCTGCCATCGTTGCTCCAATTCCTCGGCCTCGGCTTGGTTCCTGAATCGCGTCTTCGTTGTGATCACGCCGGGAGGAATCGCGTAATTCTCGTAGAAGGATTCGCGCTCTTCCGACATGCTCTGCTCCGAGCGGGCTGCGGAGATAGATCGTTCAACGACACCCCGGCCCCACAACGGATTCGCCACATCCCAATACTTGAAGTGGACGACCTCGGCATATGGAATGTCAACATATCGGCCTGTGCCGTATCTTACGAATTCGATGGCCGAGCCGTCGGTGTTGTAGATTGGACGGATGAGTTGAGGTTGAAGTGGAACGATCAGTTGTGGCACGCCGGCGGCGCTGCGAATGATGCGCCAGACCTTGTTACCATCCACGAGGCGGCAGGCAGCCACATCATAGAATAATTGAGAGCGCGTGGTGATTGGATTGACAGATGCGAGCAACCGGAGCGACGGATGGTCATCAAGTTTTCGCCATCCATCCGGCATCTTGGGAGCGGGCGCATAGAGGCACAAGTTCCTTGACGCGGCGGCGATTGAATTGGAAATGAGGTCAATGACTGAGGCGACGGTATCCCGATACAGCGCGAGTAATTCCGCCGTCGTGGGCTTGCGTTGGAGATGCGAGCGCGTGAAGTCCGGGAACGCCATCAGTGTGACGAGGTCTTGGGATAAGGATTTTCGGGGCGTATCGCGTTTCGTGGGCTTGCGCTTGACGGCTGTCTTAGGCATCCCGGCTCACCGTTTCATTCTCCAAAGCCATCCCTCAATCGGCTCCCATTCTCCAAATTCCCGGCACGCGGATTCCGCGCCCCAAGCATGCTCATTCGTAAAATCGTGGGCGATCACGCGCCCGTCGGGAACCATCATTGGCAGAAATCGGTCGAGGCAGTCGCGGGTCGGGAGATAATGATCAAGGTCCAGAAAGAGAAGGGCTACCGGACGCGGTTCAATGCGAACGAGCGAGTATGAATTTATCCAGCACTCCGCCACCGCGTCAGGCGGCGTGACTCCTGCCTCCTTGAAATTCTGCATATAAGCCGCGAGTCCTCCGGGGTCGCAATCTCCTTTGTGCATCCTGTCATTTGGCCCCGGCTCTGATAATCCGAGAAATGAGTCCACGACGAGAATCCTCCGTGGCGCGCATTCCCTGAGCGCCATCACATCGCCGCCCTTCCAAGTGCCGCAGATGACCGCCCATCCCGCTGGCGCTGCCTCACACTCTCGCTGTAACGCGATAATCTCATTCGTGGCGGTGATCACATAGGGCTCCCATTTGTGCGCCGTCTCAATCAAAATATCATCCTCATAAAAATATCTGCACCCTCTCGGCGAGCGTGCGCCCGGCTCTACCTGCTGAACGGTAGGCGAGCGCCATCGCACAGATTGAATCGGGAAGGTGACCGGAACCATAAATATCATCCACGGAAGCGTAGCGGTGCTCTGCCTCCATGAATCGAATCGCCGGGCTTTCAATTTCGCCGCGTTCGATGGCGGAGATATATTCGCTGAGCAGATCGGCCCGATTGCGCCCGATGAGTATTTCAGCGTCCGCGCCCATCGTCAGGTATCCCGCAACTACATCTCCAATTCCAGTTCCATCGTGCCGACCGATTCCTGGAAATCGCGTCATCTGACGCTCAAATTGCTCTACCATGACCGGCCACGGCCTGCGGTTGCCGCGCCAGAACGCGATCACGCGGAACGGGTAGCAATCATAACGGATAGTGGCAATGACGGTCTGGTCCTGAGAGCGCGCCCAGTCCGCTCCGGTTGAATAGAGCGCACCATCCTCCGGTGCTTCGATTTCGATGTACTGACCATCGTAGCCATCGAAGATACCGAGATCGGAACGGAACATCGCGGCCACTGCGGACGGTTCAATGGCGCGAGATTCCGGCGTCGGCTCCTGTAATTCGTATTCGACATTCCACATCGCAGCGGGTACACGCTTTCGGGCGGTCTCGACATCAGCAGCAGAGAGCCAGCCGTGCGGCTGCATCGTTTCTTTGTAACACCAGGTATAGACCGGCCATTGGTTCTGCGCGGCTCGGCGTAGTATCTCTGTCATCGTTCCGTCAATATGCTGATGAGTGGAAGAGAGAACGGTTTGCTGTGGAACATCGGGTGTGCTCATTGGCTGGCCGAGCGCGGCGTCCAGAATATCCACGCTCATCTCATCGCATTCATCCAGTCTAAGACGGGTTGGATGCGGCCCGCGCACCGACTTCTGAGAGGCCATCAATGCCTCAATGCCGTTACCCCACATAAATTTCGTTTCCATCGCCGTCGGATCGCTTCTCAATATCTGCGTCGGGGCATTCCGATGTTGCCAGAATTTCGTCATATAATCATGGACACGCTTTGACTGCTCGCCGGACCCGCCGAGGATTCGGCCCTCGGCTTTCAGGGTGGCTCCCTCGCAGGCGGTGAGGGCGGCCAGGAGGAATGATTTGCCGCCGAAGCCCCGCGAGGCCTGCCACACGCTCACCGGTGATTTCGCAAAGTAAGCGTCCATGAACGCGCGGTAGGGCGTCGTATGATTCGGACAAATCTGTTTATTTGGGAGCGTGATGCCGAATGCGACCTTAAGGAAGAGTGCGACCTCCTTCTCACTCACCAATGGGAGCGTGAATTTGTACTCATTGATGGTAGCGGGCTTAGTTGTGGTCGCCGGCAAGCGCATCCCTCACAACGATGATATTCACCGGATGATCGTCGTCACCCTGGATATTGACAGTCTCACCCTCTGTTGCTTTTCTTAGTTCAACAGCGGCTGGCACATTGCCCTTGATGGCGTGGTTGACCATGAATTGCGCCATCATTTCGGCGATGGTGCGCGGGGCCTTTCCGTATTTCTTCCTCATGGCCTCGGCCACTTCGGGAGGCGGTTTGTCTTTCAAACATTCCCTATACGCTTGAGAGAGGATGGCTTTCGGGCGGCCACCTGGGTTGCCTGATTTGCCTTTCGTAAATGGCCTCAGATTGGCAATCCCGCCGCGTTTTCCATTTCCCTCTGAATCGCCGTTGTTTTGAGAGACCAATTCGTCAGGCATGAGAATCCCTCTTAATTAAGAGATCAGGAAAAGCGGTGGACATGCGCTCAAAGACATTCCTTCTGATGTGTTCTGCGATGGCTTTCATTAGGTTCGGCGGAACGCTATTTTTAATCCTCGCCATCCCTTCAGTTAGAGCATTGACAAACCTGAAAGAATCAGGAAATGATTGACACCGAGCCATTTCGCGTATTGATGGAGTTCTTGCCTGTGATGGATGAATCATGGAATTTCTGACATAAGGAGGACATCCCGGCGGAGCATTTCGCTGTATTGTAAAAGAAGGTTTGTCCCAGTGAAGCCGTCGCCCGGATGCTACATTCGGCACCAGTTTCTGACCGGGCCTTAATTGAGAAGCACTTTTAATCCATTTGGTTCGTCTCTTAACTTCATCAATCCAGACATGATCCATTGCTTTATTCATCACCGTTTCAGATAATCCTTTGACGGCTTCTCGGAATGTCACCGGCCGCATTTGTGGCTTCGGATGGCTCGGTTCAATCCCCAAGTCATTCCGTACGCCGATAATAATCACCCGCTCCCGGCTTTGCGGCACATTGAAATACATCGCATTTAGGACTTCTCCTTTTACCTGATAACCACAATCCCTCAAGGTTTTGACAATAGCCAAATATGCCTGTTTCATGCAGCCCTTGACCATTCCTGTTACATTTTCCATGACAAACACTTTTGGCTGAATGTCCGTCAATAGTCTGGCGAATTCCTTGAAGAGTGAATTGCGTGGATCATTGAATTTACGCTTTCCGGCTGTGCTAAATCCCTGACAAGGAGGAGAAGCATCAAGAATATCCAATTCACCGGCCTTAATTCCGGCCAGTTTCATGCAATCTGCTCCTGTCAAATTAGAAATATCTCCATGATAGACAGGTATATCAGGAAAGTTCAATTTGAAAGTTGCGACGGCATTATCATCCCATTCGACAGCGA